TCATAATCCGCGTGTCGGGGGTTCGAGTCCCTCCTCCGCTACCAACTTAACGCCACAAGCGTCAGGTGCCCTCATCACCGCATCAAGCCAGCCCGTCACCTTGATGGAAAGGGCATCGTCGCCATCACGGCCACGATAGACGGTGATGCTGCCGATAAGCTCCCGCAACGCGGCGGATACCGGGCCGTCCCCGTCATAATCATAGCCCCGCCGCTGCATCTCCTGCTGCACCGAAACAATTTCTTCCGCGTAGTGACGGATAGCAGCGGGGTGGATGTCGATGTTGCTTTCCGGCTCGCCCATGGATGCCAGTTCCAGCGTCAGGCGGTCGCGTTCCTCGCCCTTGGCCTTTGCACGGGTCAATAGCTCTGCATGATCGCCCAGCCCGTTCAGCGCCCATTCTGTCAGCCGCGTGACATCCTTGGCGGCGGCGTCTCGCTGGGCCTCGATTTCGGCCCGTCGATTTATGCGGCTGGCATTCAGCCTGCGGCGTTCCTCCAGATAGTTCTTCGCGTAGCTGTAGAGCAAATCCGGCGTATCCAGATGCTCGAACAGGCTGTCCAGAAAGAGCTTTTCGACTTCATCAAGGTAGAAGGTCTTGGGGTTCGGGCAAGCGCCGCTGTTGGAATGTGCGGAGCAACAGAGACGGACGCGCCCGGAGCGATCTTTGCCCTTTGTGGACATCCCGGAGCCGCAAGAACCGCACTTCAGCAGGTGAGACAGCAGCCGCTTCGGGCGTTTCTGATTAACGATGCCACTACGCTTTCCAGTGGACCGGGCTGCAAGCTGGGCTTGCACGGTGTCAAATAGCTCATCCGTGACGATACGAAGTTCCGGGGCTTCGGCGGTGTGCCATTTTTCGGGCGGGTTCGGGCGAGAAATACGCTTGCCGGTGTCGGGGTGTTTGTCCATGCGAACCTTGTTCCAGACAAGCCGTCCCGCATAGATGGCGTTCCTTAAAATGCCGGTGCCCCGCGCCTCATAGCCGATCAGGGCGGGCGGTGCCCACAGATTGCCACGCGGGGGCAACACGCCTTCGGTATTCAACTCGCGGCAGATCGCCTTCGGGGATTTCCCATCGCGATATTCTTGGAAGATGCGAGCTACTATGCGGGCTTCAGCGGGGACAATGCGGGGTTTGCCCGGATTGGCGGGGTCAGGAGTGTAGGCATAGGCGCGGCCCCCAGCGGTCTTACCCGCTGCCAGCAGTCCTTCCATGCCGCGCCGAACCTTCAGGATATTATCCTCCCGATACATTTCAGCGACAATCGCCTTCATGCCCACGGTCATGGTGTTGGCCTCGCCGCCATGCACTTCCAGCAGCTTCACGCCATGATGCTTCAGGCGCTTATAGACATGCGCCGTATCTTCCTGATCGCGCGAAAGCCGGTCCTGATGCTCCACAATGACGGCATCACACTGCCCCGAATAGGCAACGGCCAGCAGGTCTTGCAGCCCGTCCCGGCCCATGATGGACGCGCCGGACTTCGCGGCGTCGTGATATTCGCCCGCGACGCTATAGCCTTCCCGCGCCGCATAAGCGCGGCAAAGGGCAAGCTGGTCCGCAATCGACTTTTCGTTTTGCAGGTCCGTCGAATAGCGGGCGTAAAGGACGGCGCGGCGCATTATGCGGCCTCCCCGTTGATCGTTGCCATGAAGTAGCGGAACGCCCGCGCATACTCCGGGCTGATGTCTCCGGTGCCGTCGCGGGCGACGATTGCCATAGCGCGAATGTCGCAAGCATTGCGGAAGCCCAAGGTGTTGGCAATGCGGTCACGCTCGGCTTCCATGAACCAGTCAAGATTGCGTATCCGTCCGCGCCGCACCTTGCCGGTATCGGCATCAATGACGCGGTAGCAGCCATCTTCCCGCCGCTCGATCTCCAGCCCCATGGCCGCCGCTTCTGCGATGGTGTTGGCTTCCATCGCAGCCACCAGCTTGGAGCATTCGGACACGAGGCTGGACAGGCGGCGTTCGTGAAAGTCGATTATCTGGGCCATCATGCGGCCTCCCGCTCGCTGGTAAGGGCGCGCTCCAGAATGGCGACAAGTTCCCCCGTCGCGGTGCGGTGATTGGCGGCGGCCCGGTCCTTCAGCATGGCTTTCAGGTCGGTAGGCAGCCGGACTAGCATTTGGGTCTTGGTGGTCATGGGTTCTCCATTCCGTTTGCCGGGGCGGCGTTATCACGTATATATCAGGTGGATATGAGGATCAATATCCAGATGATATATTTTGGATAAGGCGCGCATATGGCGAAGGAACAGCCCAAGCGGGAAGGGAAACAGCTACTTTTAAGGTTCCCCGAACGGTCGGATTTGCGGGAACGGCTAAGCGCCGTTGCCGATCAGAATAACCGCTCGCTATCGGCGGAAATCATCTTTCGGCTGGAAGCGAGCCTTCAGGACGATGTGGGGGTGCCCGACTTCATCACGGGCAACCGGATAGATACACTGGAAAAGGAACTCGAAGCCCTCCGTGCGGAGGTTAGAGCATTGTCAATGCGTATGAAATAGAATGTGGCAGATAGAGGGGGTGGGCGCAATGGAGTTTGAATTAACATTTGATGGCGGCATGGCCGAAAAGGGCCTTATAGAATTTTACGATGCGGCTAAGGCTTTGTCTGGATTTCAGCGATCCTTAGCGTTGACTACTCACCTTGTTTTACATGGCGAAGTTATAGTCCAGGCCCCTTCTGCAAGCGGGTTTGAGATATTTATACCGCCATTCATCGAAGGTAGCTGGAAAAGCCGAGCAAAAATTGTGCTTGGAGCGACATTCGCTGTTGGTGCCGTTGGAATGGACTCCCCTATCGGTCACATGGTTACATCAATTTATGATGCAGTGCTGTCCAACACGATGGGCTTTCACGTAGATTACAATAAAACCCTTCAAGAACTTTATAGTGAAAGTCAAAAAGATAAACCCATTACTCCTGAAAAAATTGATAGTTTATGTGAGAAACTGGAAGCCAGTATAGCCGATATGCACAGGCCAATAGTAATTTCTCAAAGCGCAAATCGTGCACAATTATCAAGATGCGGACCTTTCAAGGGCGATATCGGGCCATTGATGAGCCCTTTGACATATGAATACGTTAAACAAACAACGAGAGACAAGGACATTTCCACGATAGTTGGCCATGTATCAAGTTACAACATTAACACATACAAAGGAAGAATTTTTAGTTTAGAAGAAAATAGACCTATTCCATTTGAGTTGGATGAAGGTGCTAGAACTAAAAAAATAGTGGGGATACTCACAAATAGTCAACATCTTAACGGACAAGAAGAATTTTGTGCAAATTCGCTTGTTGAACTAACATGCAATAAAATGATTAGTGCTAACGGCAAGGTGAAGCGATATATGGTGCAGAACGCTGAGGCTTTCATATAACTCAAGGCGACTTCAGTTATTTCGCGTCCCGGCCCGGCTGATGGCGGACTGCGCCTTGGCAAGCTGCTGGGCTTCCGAACGGCGGAAGGTGTCCGGGCGGCGGCTATCAAGGGCCTGCCCCACGGCATCAGCGATTTGACGGGCAACGCGGGCGTCCTGCCCGCCCGACACGTTCACATTGACGCTGGGGGCGTAGGTGTTGGACAGGCTCGCGCCGATGCGTCCGCCCGTGGCGAAGGCCGGGGCCTTGCCGCTGTTGATCGCCTCCAGCAGGGGCAGATGCTTCCGGGCCTGCTTGGCGTTGATGATATATTCCCCGTTGCTGGCCATGATGGGAATGCTGTCACTGGTGGACGTGCCTGGCCCCCGAATGTGGCCGCCCTCGGCAAAGCCGAATATCTTGCCGATGCCCCCAAGGATCGCGCCGAAGCCGCCCCCGCCGCCGATGGACAGCCCGGCCATCGGGCCGCTGTTCAGGATCATGGCTTGCAGGGCCATCTTGATGAGCGCGCTGGTCATATCGAGAATGGATTGCCGTGCGCTCTTGGTGCCCGTGATGACGCCATGCAGGGCGTCCACGGCGCTGTCCCCGAAGAACCGCGATAGCTCGGCGGCGTTGCGCTGGGCTTGGGCGAAGGCGGTGGTGGCGGCCTCGGCGGCGGCCATGCCTTGGGCAAGTTCGGCAATCTCGGCGCGCTGGCCCGCCGTCAATTCGATGCCCTGCTGCTGGGCCTGATTGAGCATGTCCTGCTCATGGCGGAAGGCGGCTGCGGCATCCGGGTCCATGCCCATCGCCTGCAACTCGTTGCCCTGATCGCGGATGAAGTTCCGTCCATCCCCGACAATATCAGCATAGCGTTCCTGCCGGTCCTGTTCCTCCTGCGCCAGCCGGTGGGCTTCCGCTTTGTCCACGGCGGCGATGGCCAGCCCCTCCATCAGGGCAAGCTGTTCCCGCAAGGCCGCGTTTTCGGTGTTCACCAGTTCGGGGAACTGCCCCCGGATATTGGCGATGGCCTGTTCCTTATCGGCCTGAACGTCCAGCCCTTCGGCGCGTAGATCGGCAAGGCGAAGCTGAAGCCGCAAGTCGTCGGTCGCCTCCCTGATGCGGTCCTGAAGCCGCTTTTCGGCTTCCGCTGCCCGCTCGGCATCGCTCCTGCCGGTGCGGGTGCGCCCGCTGCCCGTGGATCGTCCGCCCGACGCGGCTGGGGTGCGGGGATTGGTGGCGAACCGCTCCAGATTGCGAGAGGCGTCGGCAATGGCGGCGTCATAGTTCGCCATCGCTTCGCGAAGCTGGCTCATGCCTTCCTGAAGTTCGCCTTCCGGGTTTTCCAGCACGCCGATGGAACGGCCCAGCCGGGTGAAGTCGGCAATCCATCCGTCAAGGCTCAAGATCGCATGGCGGATAGAACCGTCGCCTTCCACGCGGGCATCTAGGCCGCGCCGGGTCTGCCTCCAAAGGTCGCTATATTGGACGCTGGCCTGCTGCCGCTTGGCCTCCAGATCGGAAATCAAGGCGGCCTGCCGTGCCCGCGCCAGATTATATAGTTCCTGCGCCGCTTCGCCCACGGCCCCCGCGAAGGAGCGCACCTTGGTTTCCGATACGGCGGCTTCGGTGCCCACGCCCCGGACGCCCGACGCTGCGCTATCGGCCTTGCCCCGTGCATCGTTCAGGGCACGGGCGGCATCGCTGGTGATGGCCTCCACGCCATCAAGGGCGGCCCGCGTCTTGGCGGTTTCGGACGTCAGCCCGACAAGGGCGACGGTGATGCCGGTGATGGCGATGCCCACGGGGCCGCCGAATGCCCCCAGCAGCGCGCCGCCCACGCCACGGGCGGCCATGGCGGCACGGGCCGCGTTGGTGACGAAGCCGATGCCCAGCGCGGCGGACAGGGTGGCGATGGCCGGGATAACGATGTCCAGATTATCGGCCAGCATCTTGATGGCTTCGGCAAGGGCGGCGGTCGCGCCGTTGGATTGGTCCGCCTCCCCGAAATACTGGACCATGGCATTGCGAAGGGTCTGGAACGCGGCGCTGGTGGTCAGGACGGATTTGGCGGCCCGTTCCTCCAGCATGGGCGCGCCCGCTTGGAACGCCTCGAAGAACTCCCGGCTGGACACGGTGCCCGCCATGACTTCGGCGCGCAGCTTGGCGACGGAACCGCCGAACCGGGCATTGCCCGCCGCGACGGCCTGAAGGACCGGGAACAGCCCTTCATTGATCGAATTGAACTCTTCGGCCCGAACCGTCCCGCTTTGCAGGGCTTGCGACAGTTGCAGCAGCGCGCCCGATGCCTGCTGGACGGAACCGCCTTGCACCTTCACCGCCGCCGATATGTTGTTGGTGAACTTCAGCAGGTCGGATTGACTGGCCCCCAGCGCGACGGCAGCTTGCGAGGCACGGCCATAAAGCTGGCCCAGCGTTTCCAGTTCCACGCCATACCGCTGCGCGGATGCGAATAGCTGATCCTGCACCAGCTTCAGGTTCGCGCCCTCCACGCCCGCCACGCGAAGGCTGTTCTGGAACCGGGTGTAGCTGTCCGTCAGGGAAATCAGTTCACGGGCGGAGAAGGCAGCGGCCAGCGAACCGGCCAGCCCCTTCAGGCGGTTGCCCATCCCGGTGGCGGCGTCTGCCATGGACCGTTCCAGCCGCTTGGCGGACACACGGGCGCGGTTCTCGATCTTGCCGAAATTGTCATTCGCCGCCCGGTTGGCGCGCTGGAAATTGCGCTCGAAGTCCCGGATGCGGGCTTCAAGGGAAACGACAAGCTGTTCAGTTTCCTTGGCCATGATGGTTCCCCTAGAAAATCAACAGGCCATCGGCCCGGTCATCGGTTTCGTAGATTGACCGGGTATCTTCCCCGGTCGCGGCACGGGCGACGGCCATGGCGGCGGCAACGGCCCCGTCTATGCGGTCCCGGCTCTTGCCCTTGTGGAAGGACTTGTTCCCGGCCTTGTCCGTCTCGACAGCGATATTGTCGAAGTTCCAGCGCAGGACGGGATGCCCGCCGTGGAGGAACTTGCCCGCGATGATGGCGCGTTCCAGTTCCTTGATGGCCGGGGCCATCGTTATCCAGCCCTGCCGCATCTCCACGGCGGGAAAGCCGTCCTCCAGCAGATTGTTCAGCATGTTGCGGGCAAGGTGCGGGTCAAAGGCGATTTCCCGCACGTCGAACCGCTCGCACAGGTCGCGGATGGTGTCTTCCACATGCCGGAAGTCCACGACATTGCCCGGCGTCGGTTCGATGAAGCCCTGTTCGGCCCAATAGGGATAGGGGACACCATCCCGGTCGGCACGGCGCTGAAGATTGTCTTCGGGGCAGAAGAACCAAGGGTGGACGATATAGCCGCCGTTGCCATCCCGCCACGCGGCGACAATCACGGTCAGGTCCGAATTGCTCGACAGGTCCACGCCCAGCCAGCAGGGTTCGCCCTCCAGCTCGGCCAGATCGAAGGGGCTGGCCCCGATGTCATAGATGGGCATGTCCACGAAGGGCGTGGAGCTATGCCCCAGCCAGACATTCAGGTGCAGTTGCCGGAAGGCGTCCCGGTCGGCTGGGCTGTTCGCTGCGGCACGGGCGATGCGGCGCAGGCCCGACAGGCTGGGATAGCCGTGTGCAAGGCCGGGGTTGGCAAGGTGCCACAGCGTTTCGTCCTGCCAGTCCGCATCGGCGGGCGTCTCATACAGGACGGCCAAGGTGCTGGGGTCGTCGATCTCTCCCCGCGCCACGCGGCGGGCATAGTCGATCACTTGGAAGGCGACGTTTTCCTGCCCCCGGCCCGCCGTGGTGATGGTGACGCGCAGGCTGTTGTCCACCTTGGCCAGCCCGGTGTCGATCACGTCCCACAGGTCGCGCTTCGGCCATGCGTGGATTTCATCGCACAGGGCGAAGACGGGGGTGCGCCCGTGCTGGGTTCCCGCCTCGTTTGAAAGGGCCTCCAGCCATGAACCGTTCGGGAAGCTGATGCGGTTCTTGTATTCCTGGAGCTTGATTTGGTGGGCGGCGTCGAAGCGGACATTGCCCTGTCCCTTCCGCCATAGCTGGGTATCCCCGGCCTCAATCAGGCCGATGGCCTCCCGCAAGGCAATCTTCGCCTGTTTCTGATCGGCGGCGGCCAGCAGGACTTCACCGCCCGGCACGGCTTCCGGTCCCGTGGTGTGCAACAGGGTGAACGCGGCGGCCAGACTGGTCTTCCGGTTGCCACGGGGCACCATGATGACAACGGACTGGACGATGCGATTGCCGAACGCATCGCATGGGCCATAAATCTGCCGGACTATCTTTTCCTGCCACGGGTCCAACTGGAACGCGCCGCCCGAAAGCCGGGACTTCGGATGCTTCAGGCCGCGCAGGAAATCGACAGCCCGCTGCCCATAGCCGAACGGGTCCGGGATTTCCGGGAACGGATTGACGGGCGCGCAATCAATGTCACGGGTGCAATCACTTGGCCGCCGTTTGCGGATAGTGATGCGCCCACTGCGGCGTGGCCGGGAGACAAGCGGTTCAGGCGGGGGAGCCTTGGCCTTTTTGCGGATGACGATGGCCACGGCTCATCCCCCCGTCGCCATGCAGCGCAGTTCCAGCCCTTCGCGGCGGCCAAGTTCCTTGATCTCCTTCACGTCAAAGATGGCGGAACCTTCCTTCACGCGATCGGCAAGGGTCAGGCCGTCCATGTGCCGGATGCGGAATATCACGGCGGTTTCGCTGCTCGCCCCGAAGGCACGCATGAACTCTTCCACGGTGGACTGGATGCGCTGCGCCCGAACCGTGGCGACGGTGGCCCAGCCCGAAACAGGGGTGCCGAAGTCGTCCACGGTCGTCGTGACGCGCTCGATGGTGATGCTGCGGTCCAGCTTGCCCGCTCTCATGGCACAAGCTCCACAAGCTGGGCTTCCACGCTGATGATGCCATGCGAATGCAGGCCATCGGGGTCGCGGATGAAGCGGCTGGAGGTGATATGCAGGTCCGCGACATGGTGCCCGTCTATCGTGTAGAAGGGCGTCCGAAACGCGCCCCACAGCGCGCCCGCCACGCCCTTCACGAAGGCCAGCCCCGGTTCGGTCTGCCATAGGTGAAGGTCGGCAAAGACAGTGTAACGGGTGCGCGCAAGGCCGTCGCCCGGCACGGTCTGGGCCTCCCCGATGATGATGGACGGGAAGACTTCCGGGCGGCTGTTCTTGTCCAGCACGTTGGCGGCGGGCACCAAGGCCGTGACGGCGGGGGTGCCGATCAGCCGGGCGCGAACAGCTTTCTGAAGGGCAAGGCTGGGTTCCATCATCGCGCCTCCCGCACGGCCTTGCGGATGGCCCGCTTCACGCGGTTGGCGATGCGCTTCCGGGTGAGACGGTAGGCAGGCCAGAAATAGGGCTGCGCCGGGGCATCCGCCGTGCCGTATTCAACAAGGTGCGGATAGCGCACGTCGCTGTTGCCCGCCGTCACCAATACCTGATTGTCCCGCGCAACGGTGGAGCCGCCCGGCTGGCTATAGGGCGGGGTGGCCTGTCCGGGCGGGGTGACGGCGATGCTGTCCTTCAGCGCCCCGGTGTCTTCGGGGGCAAGGTGACGCATCCGCTGGGCCAGTTCCTCCCCCGACTGGATCAGGGACGGATGCACGGCGGAACGCACGGCCTTCGGGATGGCCGCAAGGCGTTTGGACAGGCGGGATAGCTGGGCACTCATCAGAACGCCCAATCCCGATAGGGGGCCATCAGGGCGAACAGGCCGGGCGACACGTCCACCATGTTCAGCCCGACAAGGGTGGCTTCCCGGTTCTCATACAGGTGGGCGACAAGCTGCCGGGTGGCTTCCTTCAGCGGTTCGGGGGTGCCGTCCGGGAAGGCTTCGGCATCGTCCAGCGGTTTCCCGATGAACTGGCCAATCCACGCTTCGGCGGCCCCGATCTTCGCCGTTATCAGGGCATCGTCGGCATCGCTGCTGATGTTCATGTGGGCCTTGGCATCGGCCACGGTGATGATGGTCATGCCGTTTCCCCCGATTGCAGATGATGAACGTGCCTCCCCACGCCGGTCCCCAAGGGATTGGCGAAAGTTCCGGCATACCCCCCGGTCATGGTGGTGCTCGGCCTGAAGGTGGAGGCGATGCGGCGGATGATGCGAAGGTTCCGCACCTTGATGGTCCGCATGGCATAGCGGGCATCTGGGGGCGTGGTGATTGCCCGCGAAGGCGTCCACCCGTGCGCTATGCGGGAATAGATTGTCTCTTTGCTGATCCCCATGCGCCTTGCCCACTCTGCTGCGGACAGGGTTTCGCCGTCATGGGTTATCAGCAGGGCGGTGCTGGGGGCGTCCTGAAAGCTGGTGTAGGAGTCGGGTGTCTCCCCGATGTCCAGCACGCGGTTGCCCACGACGCGGCGATATACGGTGTCGCGGTGCCTGCCGATCATGGTGGCGATGGTCTTGGCGTCCAGCATCTGGCCCCGGAACTCATAGAGACGGGGTTGCCTGCCTTCGGGGTTCAGCCGATGCTTGGGGGTGATCGGCATGGCGATGGCGTCCGCAACGGACATGCCTTTCACGCACAGCCGGAAATGCAGGGTGCTGGGCTTCATGCCCACGATGCGTGCTATCTCCCGGATGGACCGGCCTGCGCCTTGATAGGTGAACAGGCGGCGGTTCATGTCCGCGCCTCCTGCGATTGCTTCCGGGATGAATGGCAGGGGGTGCATAGGGCCTGCCAGCTGGACCGCTGCCAGAACAGCTTGTGGTCGCCACGATGCGGGGTGACATGATCCACGACACGGCTGGGGTTGCCGCACATGGCGCAACAGGGATGCGCCTTCAGGAAGTCGGCACGGGCCTGCTGCCACTTGCCATCATAGCCGCGCTGCCGTGCGCTGGGGCGCTGCTGGTCGTGCCGGGTCTTCCGCTCCCGGTCGCGGGCAATCATATGCTGGCAACGCTGGCCGGATGCGACGACGCAGCCGCAAGCGCGGATGGAGGGAGCGCGCACGGGCATCATTCAGTCCCCCGGCGAACGCTATGGCCATCCTCGCGCCTGATGGCGTCCAGTTCATAGCCCAGATATGCCAGCAGGGTTTCCAGCGTGGTGATGGGCATATGGCTGGAACCAAGGTTCAGCCAGCGGCGCAGCGTGGCGCGGTGAACGCCCGTGGCCCGTGAAAGCTCGCGATAGGATACGCCCTTTTCAGCGATAAGTTCGCGGACAAGAGCCGCCCAATACTCCCGGCCCTGCGCCATCATGCCGCCTCCCGGTTCACGACGATGGTGCCGAAGGAACCGAAAGCGGCCCGGAACTTGGCATCAAGGTCGCGGGTGTCGGGCTGGGGCTGGGTATCGTCGGCACTGCCGAAGATCGCCTTCAGCATGTCCATGCGGCCCCGATAGGCTTCCATGATTTCGGCGGGGGTGCTGGCCAGCGTGGTGTCCGGGGTCCAGCCCAGCCAGCCGGTGCCGATGCGGTAAAGGTGCTGGAGGTGTTTCGCGAAGGATACGCTGGGGCCTTCGGGCGCAGCCTTGGGGGCGTCCGGGTCGATCCCCGCGCATTGCAGCACATAGTCCATCAGGGCCGGGCGCAGGGCATCCAGCCTCGCGTCCATGATCCTGCTGGCAAGCATGGGGTGGGAATGATGGGGCGCGATGATCGCGCTGGCGGCGGACAGGCTGTCATCCGCGATTTCGTCCAGCAGCCCCTTGAAGGAACCGGGGCGGCGTTCAAGCTGCATGGCGCAGGCCAATGACGGGCGAAGCGTCACAGCCTCGCCCGCCAAGATAATGATGATGGGCGCAGCCAGCCGCATCATCAGGCCCTTATGCCGCGACGTTCAGCGTGTAGGCGGCGGACGCGGTGCCCGCCCCGTCGAAGGTCGCTGTCACGGTAAAGCTGGAACTGCCGGTGGCGGTGGGCGTCCCGGAAATTTCGCCGGTCGTGGCGTTGAGCGACAGCCCAGCCGGAAGCGCGCCCGCCGTGATGGCATAGGACGCGGTGCCTACGCCGCCCGTCGCCGCGATGGTGACAGTGTAGGGCGTGGCCTCTTCGCCAGCGGTGAGCGCGCCAGCAGCCGGGGACATGGTGATGGCCGGGGCAGCGGGCAGTTCCAGAATGGCCCCGTCGATGGACAGCGCGAAGGTCGTCTTCACGATGTTGTCCGCATTGCCATAGTTCGACTTGGCGGACATGACCGGCGCACGGAAATAATAGACGGTGTTGGTGCCGGTGGGCGTCGGCTTGTCGTTCAGTTCCACCTTGAACGGATATTTGAACCAATCGCCAGCAGCGGCACGGGCGCGGTTCTGGCCGGGGTCCGAAGGATCACGCCCGGCGATCACTTCAAGGGTGCCGGAATTGAGCGAGCCTTTCAGCTTGCGGACATAGCCATCAGCCAGCGAAAGGAAGGTCTGTTCCGAACCTTCCACGCCAAATTCGCCGATGTCTTCGATTTCCTTGATCTCCAACCAGCTTTCGGCCTCGAAGTCGGCCAGTTCGCTGATGGTGTTGTTCGCCGCGCCGATGAACAGGCGGGACTTTGCATTGGTATGGACGGTCATCGCATGAGCCTTTCAGATGGGGGCAGCAGGCTGGGGGTGACGAAAGCCGCCACCCCCGGTTCGGGTCAGGTCGCGGCGACTTTCACCGCCTTGAAGGCTTCGGACTTCACGACAGCCCCGCCGACGCGACGACGCCAATGGAAGCGGGTCTGGCTGGAGACGGCGGCGCTGTAGGGGTCGCGCAGGGCGGACAGCGCGATGCGGTCCACGATGCGATAACCCTGCGCGAAGTCGCCAAGGATGATCGGGAACTTGCCAGCCCCCACGTCGTCCATGTCGGGAAGCTCCAGCACGGGACGGCCCAGCAGGGTGTCGGGCTGGCCCGCCTGAAGGCTCGGCTGCCACAGGAATTGCCCGGTGGTGTCCTTCAGCTTGCGGACGGCGGCCAGCGTCGTGCCGTTCATGGCCCAAGTGGCGGACGTGCGGTAAAAGGGCTTCAGCGAATAGAACAGGTCAATCAGCAGTTCGGCGGGGGCGCTGCCCAGCGTGGTGGCGTTGCCGCTGATCTTCGCGCCCGTGGTGATGGCGGTGTCCGCGAGGATGCCGGATGGCTGGCCCGTGCCGGTGCCCTTCAGGAAGGCCGCGCCCTCCAGCCGCCCGAACTCTTCGGCGGCGTCGAAGGCCAGTTCCGCCGACAGGTCCAGCCCGCTGTCCTCCAGAAGCTGGTTGCTGATGTCGGTGAAGCAACGCGCCTCATAGGCGGGGACAGTCACCTGCGCGAAGGTCGGGCTGGTTTCGTCGCTATCGTCGCCTTCATCCACCCATGCGGCTGTCATGGTGCCGGTGCGCTTGGGCAGCTTCACGCTTGCGCTGCCGATGGACATGACACGGGCGACGGAACGGACAGGCGAGAACTGGACGATGTTGCGGAGAAGTTCAGCGACGAAGTTTTCCGGGACGGTATAGCCGCCCGTCGCGCCGCTGCTGGTGCCGCTGTCCAGTGCCCGCTGTTCATGGCCCTGCGGAAGGACGCCACGGCGGGCATAGTCCAGGAACGCCCGGATTTCGGCATCAGGGCCGTTGTCCTGCTGCTGCTGGCCGGTGCCCGGACGATTGAGCCGGGTTTCCAGCGCGGCGATGCGGTCCCCGATGGTGCGGACTTCATTGCCCAGCCGCTCATCAAGCTGGGTGCGGTGCTGTTCGGCGGCGGAGCGCAGTTCTTCCACGCCCGCGACGACAGCGGCCAGCGGGTCGTCCTGCTGCTGTTCGCGGGTTTCGATGGGCTGCGCGCTGCGGATTTCGATGGGGTTATGCGGGGTCACGGGTCAGGCTCCTTTCAGGGCGGCAATGGCGTTGGTGATGGATCGGTGGAGGGTGGACAGGTCCGGGACGGCCCGGATGCTGGTGACATGCGAGCCGGGGACGCTGGGGACCGCGACGAATGAGACTTCCACAAGCCGGGCTTGCGTGATGTGGCGGACGCCCCCGGCGCGGCTTTCGTCCTTCAGGCGGCGGAAGCCGATGGACAGGCCGTTGATGTCGCCCGCGATCAGCATGGCCCGGATTTCACGGGCGCGCTGGACTTCCAGATTGAGCTTGCCCCGAACCTTCAGGCCGTCCGCCTCCACGGACACGCTGCGGACGCTGCCCACGACTTCGCTGGGGTCGTGGCTCCACAGCAGGGGTAGGCTCTTCCCGTCCCACGCGAAGGCGCGGCGGTCGAAGGTGGTGCGGTAGCTGTCCAGCACGTCGAACCGGACGGCGATGCCCTCAATCGTGCCGTCATCGGCTGGGGGCGCGAACCGGACTTCGCAATCCAGCGTGTCGGGTGCAATCAGTGTCACGGGTGCCATCATTTGCGCCCCCAGACATGACGCCAGCCGAAGCGGCCCGGCGCGGAAACGCGGCTGCGGAACAGGCCCAGCGTCGGGGCAAGCTGGCGCAGAACGCGGTTGATGTTGTTGGTGTCGCTGCGCGTGATTTCCTTGCCCGGATAGACACGGGCAGCGACTTCCTTGACGGTCAGCCGGGCGCCCGGTTCATCCTCGAATATGCCCGCGACGGCGCGCTGGGCCGTGCCCCATCCGCTACCCATTGGCCTGTTCCTCCGATTGCCCGAACCAAGCGGTTTCAAGGATTGCCACGGCCAGCGGATAGGTTTCGGCCAGCGGGCGGGCGGCGGCATAGGCAGCGATCAGCGCGGCGGCGGGTTCGGGGTTTTCGCCCCCGCCGATCAGGCCCAGCCGGATGGTTTCGATGATTTCTCGGTGGTGGAAGTCTCCGGCGAACAGGCGACGGCACAGGCCGCCGATGCCCGCGCCCGTGATGCGTTCAAGTTCCGCGATCAGTTCCGGGGGCAGGCTGAAGGCCCGTTCCCGGTCCCCGAAGAACTGGCGATGGCTGGGGGCTTCAGGCTGCATTGGCCGCGCCTCCCGCCGTGGTGTTGGGGTTCTGGAACTTGTCCCCGCCCGCATAGGGCGCGCGGTTCTCCATCGCCCGGACTTCATTCGGGTTCAGGATGCGGGCCGCTATCAGCTTGCCATAGGCATCGGCACGGGCGGCAAGGTCGCTGCGAAGCAAATCATCAACAAGGAACTCGGCATAGAAGCGGGCGCGGTCGTCCGGGGCGATCAGCTTCAGCCGGATTTCCCCCTGCCACGCCTTCAGCCAGCGGTCCAAGGTGAAGCGCAGGAAGGTCGCGCCCATCTCGGCAGCGTTGCCCCACGTCGCCCGGCCAAGCTCGAACAGCATGTGCGGGGGGACGCGGAAGATGCGGGCGATTTCCAGAATGCTATGCTGCCATAGCTCAAGGAACTGCGCGTCCACGCTGGAGAGGGTCAGGGCTTGGAACTGCCCGTCTTCCTCCAGCACGGCGGTCCCGCCGCTATTCTCCCCGGCATGGGCCGCCTGCCAGCTTGCCTTGATGCGCTTGGCGGTTTCGGCCCCCAGCTTGCCGGGGAAGCGCAGGATGCCGCTGGGCCGCGCTCCACGCCCGAACAGGCGGGCGGCGTGGCGTTCCATCACGATGTTGAGGGCGATGGCCTCCCGGCACTGCTGGACCGGGCTGGCCCCTTTCACCCCGTCCACGCTGGGGGCGGCGATGTGCAGCACGTCGCGCCGGTCAAGGTAACGCTGGCCGCTGCCATCGTTCAGGCGGTAACGGGGTTCGCTGGTGAGGGTGTCCAGCTCGACAGTCACGGCATCGGGGCGAAGCCGGATCAGTTCGCGGGGCAGGCCATCCCGGTCGCGGTTGATGAAGGCATAGCCGTTGCCGTGCAGCAGGGCGTCACGGGTAAGCTGTTCGCGGAAGCTGCTGGCTGGGGTCCAGTCGTTCGCGTCGTCGTGCAGCAGGGCATAGGCGGGATGATCGGTTGCCCGGTCCCGCGCCCCGTCTTCACCGCGCTGATAGACGTGGAGAGGAAGCCCGCCGATGGCTTCGGCAATCGCTTCCACGGCGGCCCGGACGGCGGTGGAGCGCATCGCGGTGGCGGGGGTGACGGAGACGCCAGCCTGCGCCGGGACCGCGCCGAACAGGTCCAGCAGCCAGTCTTCGGGGCTGGCGAGCGAACGGACTTCATCCGCGACAGGCGCGGGCGCTTCAGGCTGCTGGCGTGAGAAGAGACGGAACAA